ACCAACAGGCACCAACAGGCACCAACAGGCACCAACAGGCACCAACAGGCACCAACAGGCACCAACAGGCACCAACAAAGTGTCAGGTGTTAAACACCTGGCATGTTAATCAAAATGAAAAACACACGTCGCAAATCTGCCGCTCTTTTTTTCGCGGCTGTTTCTTCCGCCACGTTAAACGTGGTTGCCCTCTCCCTTTGGGCTGGGCGTCCGGCCGCGCTAGTTTTTGGCGCGGGAGTGTTGGGCTCAATCTACATCGCGCTGTGCGCCGCGACGCGGCTGCGTGCGATGGCTCGCCCGGTGCAGTGGAGTGAGCGGCGTTGGACCGTGGAGCAACCCGAAGAAGTCGAACTGAGGAGGGCCGCATGACTCGGATGCTCGAATGGGTCCCGCTTTATCAAACGATCGAGCGCGAGTTCGAATGTTCGCGCAAAACCGCGCAACGGATTGCGACCAGGCATCACAGCTTATTGAGGCCAGTGCGAGTCAGCAAGGCGCTGAAGATCCGCCCTGGAGTGATCGACTACCTCCGCAAGGCATTGGAGGACGAGCAGCAGGCCCAAAAGTAATTTGCAGATAAACCACCCCTATGAAAGACAACGAAGAAACACAATTACAATTCAACGATCGCTTGGCGGTCGTTTTCAAAGATGAGCGCCCAGCGTTTTGGGTGAATGGACCCGAAGACGCGCTTATGAGAGTGCAGGCGTTTGAACATGCCAAAGTTGCAAAAGCAGAACCCAGAAGCGGGTTGCGGTTTGCCCGAGTAACCTGGCAATTAACCACACGAAAGATTTTTTACGGCACCGAACACATTGGATGGTTGTTGTTTGGGAACATGATCGCGGCAGTGAGTCGGGCGCAACAGCAATTAAACACCGCCGAGGAGGTCAAATGATGCCCGATTTACTGGATTGCCCGTTTTGTGGGAGCAACGACTTAAGTGAGGCATTTAACTATGTCCATTGTAGATCATGTTTTGCAGATGGTCCTCAGGCACCCGGAACGGCTACCGCTAGGATTTTGTGGAATGCTGCGATGCGTCGCCAAGTAGCTATTTTACACTCAGACACTACAGCCGAGGAGGTGGCGAAATGATGATCGCGATTGATCCGGGAGCGGCTGGAGGCATTGCGTGGATGGATAAAGAGCTGGGTGCGCAGGCGTGCGCGTTGCCGGCCACGGTGACCGATCGGGCCGACATGCTGCGGTCGTTACGCGTGGCTGGCGGGCGCACGGTGGTCATTGAGCAAGTGCCCATGTTTGGAGGAAAGAACCCGTCAGCATCGGCAAAAATTGCCCGTTCGTTTGGCGAGTTGGTCGGTATTGTCACGGCGCTCGGGTTTCGCCTGGAGCTGTGGACGCCGCAGGCTTGGCAAAAACAGTTGCGCCTTGGAAACAAGGCAACTCACGGGCCGCGATGGAAAGCGCACTTAAAGGAACGGGCGCAGGCTCTTTTCCCCCATTTGACAGTCACACTCAAAACAGCAGACGCTCTGCTCATTTTGGAAGCGGCGCAACAGTAATTCACCTTTAACAACCCACCCCAATGGAATCAGAAACAATCGAAATTGACGGAAACAAATTAGCGGCCTTTTTGGAAAGGCCCACAGGATTGAACAGTATTGAGCGGCGACGGCTCGTTGAACAAGCCGAGGTCAAGCGGCTGTTTGCCCGAATGCTTCTTGGTTACTACGACGAGCTTGAAGCTAACCAGGACAGCGGAAAAATGACCTTTACGTTCCGAGCGGTAATAAGTCGAAGCATGAAAGGTGCATCGCGAGTAAAGGCGGTAGCGGCTGTTAAGCCGTTGCCGATTGGCGGCGAGTTGGATAGTCAGACGGAAGATCCGGACCAGCAGGAAATGAGCTTTGAAAACGAGGAGGACGCAATATGAGCGGCTTACGGACATCGGAAACATCGGCGGCGTTGGTGGCCGCGCTGGCGAAGGCACAGCGGTTGATCCAACCGGCGGTCAAGGATTCAGTGAACCCGCATTTGCGGAACAAGTACGCGGATTTGGCGTCGGTGATGGGAGCATGCCTACCGCATTTGTCGGCGCACAATCTGGCCGTCGTGCAGGTGCCGCGAGTCGAAAACGGTTGGTGCATCGTGACCACTCGCTTGGCGCACGAGTCGGGCGAGTGGATGGAGAATGACCTGGCGTTGCCGATTGCAAAACAGGACGCGCAAGGGATCGGAAGCGCGATCACTTACGGGCGGCGGTATGGGTTGTCGGCAATGGTCGGAGTTGTCCAGGATGATGACGACGGGAATGAGGCAAGTAAAAGTGAGGCGCGGCAGGAGTCGCCTCCTGCAGTGCAACGCAACGCGGGCAAGCCAGCGTCGCGGGCATCTCAGCGGCCCGCTTCGGAGCAGTCTGCACAGGTTTTGCGGGAGGCAGCATTGCCGGAAGATCAGCCGCCGGTCGAAATGGTGGAAGCTCCGATGGAATTGGTGGCGGAACTGTTAGACGCGATCCGGCACACCCAAAATGGGCAGCAGTTGGCGCTGATTTGGCCAGAGGTGACGAAAGCGGCGAAACCGTATCCTGGACTGTTGGACGATTGCGTGCGGGAGAAGGACAAACGTAAAGCGGAACTCGGTATCAAATGACGTCGGAACAATTAGATCAGTTACACGAGCGCTTGCGAAGCCGAACAGAAGAATTGGCTTATTTGAAGAGCAAGTTGGGAACTGCTGCAGCGTATCTTGAGGCGTTTCCGAAACATTATGAGCCGACGCGAGATGCGGTGGAAATGGGAATCCAGCTTGAAAACCGGAAGAAGTTTTTAGCGTTGATTGCAAAATTTAATCAGGAGGTTCGATGGCTAATCTAAACAAAGTAATGCTGATTGGGAATCTCACGCGAGATCCCGAATTAAAGTACACGCCGCGCGGGAGTGCGGTGTGTGATTTGTCGTTGGCGATAAATCGCGCCTGGACAGACGAGCACGGGGGAAAAAAAGAGGAAGTCACGTTTGTGGGCGTGGTTTTGTACGGACGGTTGGCGGAAATTGCTGGGGAATATCTGCGCAAAGGGCGGCCCGTGTATATTGAAGGCCGGTTGCGTCAAGACTCGTGGGAGGACAAGGATACGGGCAAGAAGCAGACGAAGACGCGCATTGTGTGCGAGTCGTTACAGTTGCTGGGAGGCAAGGAATTGGGAGACCGTGCCGAATCAGCTCCCGCGCAAAGCAGCAGGCAGCCGCCTGTTGCGCCGCGAGAAACCAAGAGGCCCGCGCGTGCTGGGAATTCCATTACCCACGATGATTTAGAGGACGACGTACCATTTTGAACGCAGAGCAAAAAGAGATCGAAGAGTTAAGGGCGTTGATCCTCCGGATGTATTTTGCGCACACGGTGGAAGAGTGGTCGGCTATTCATGCCGAACTAAAAAAGCGTGAGCTGATTATTGGATCGAAAAAACAGTAATATGGCCAGAAGCGACATATCTACTTTGAAACAACAAGAGTTGTCGCCCTGGGACACACAGACGCCACCGCCGACATTCGCAAATCGCAGTTTGGCATCAGTGCGTGCGGCGTGTGAGGCGTGGTTGGCTGCCCATGAAACAGAAGGTCCGCGAAATTTTCGGGCACAGTCGGCAATGGAACGTGCGGAGTGTTTACAAAAACGAAAGGGAAAAAAGCAGTGAACCATTATCCGCATCACATTGGAGACTTTGACAAGGCTACGCGTCATTTATCGCGCCTTGAACGGTCTATTTTCCGAGATTTGATTGATCTGTATTACGACACGGAAAAACCATTGCCTTTGGATATTGCAATGTTGGCCCGTCGAATAATTGCAGTTACAAAAGAAGAAATAACGGCCCTTGAGGTCGTGTTAGCTGAGTTTTTTATTAACACGCCAGATGGGTGGAGGAACAAAAGATGTGATAAGGAGATTGAGGAATATCACAGTAATGTTGAGGGAGCACGCCGGGCTGGGGTTGCGTCTGGCCTGGCACGGAGAGCGAAATCAAAAAGAGAGGCAAACGGGCGTTCAACGGGCGTTGAAGAGAAATCGAACGGGCGTTCAACGGGCGTTGAACATTCGTTGAACCAACCAGAACCAGAACCAATAATAACCCCCTCTGCTTCGCAGAGTCCCCCTGCCGGGGGAGCGGCTGTCGCCGCCGAGCCAGTGCGGAAAGCTCGGAAGCGGCGTTTGCCTGGGGACTGGGCACCGACTGAAGCGCACAGAGGTTTGGCGCAAAAACTGGGCAAAAATTTGGACCGAGAGCTGGCGCAATTTTGCGACCATCACCGGGCGAAGGGCAGCGAATTTTTCGATTGGGATGCAGCTTTGAACACTTGGCTAAGGAGAGATTTTACAACCAACACAACTCAAAAACATGATCAGCGAGAGCAACGCAGGGCTAGAGAGTTTCCAGAGGAAATCCACCTCAAATCAGTTGATTTACGAGGAATTGCAGGCGAGGGGCCGGATGGCGTTGGAGCCCTTGAGCAACGAGGCAGAGTTGGCCGAGATTTTGGAGCGCAGCAAATTGCCGAAACGCCATCTGTCGCTCAAAACGACTCACGGCCGCTTTTGGCAGGCGGTGGAGGCGCGGTTGCTGTTGTCCATCCGGACGGGATTCCTAACGGTCTTGCTTGGGCCTCGGGGCGTCGGGAAAACGCAGTTGGCAGTGTCGATTGCGTTGGCGGTGGCGCGATCGGGGCGGCAACCGGTTTATCGAACGGTCAGCGAATTGCTACACGAGATGAGTTATCGGTTTTGTGACGAACAGCGGATTTCGGAGAAAACGGCAATGAATCGGTTTCTTAAACCGGCGTTATTGATCATTGACGAGATGCAGTTGCGCTCGGAGACGGCGGCCCAGGAGGCGACGCTGACTGAACTCATAGACGCACGCTACAAGGACAAAAAGGATACGTTGCTGATCAGTAATTTGTCGGTGGCAGACTTTAACACGTTAATGGGCGCGAGCGTGTGTTCGCGGATCAATGAGACGGGAGAAGTGTTTGTGTGTAATTGGGAGTCTTATCGGTAAGTAATATGGGAGAAATTCGGAACCGTCGCGGCTGGAGATTGCGGCCATATTTACCATGGCGGCGATGACTTGATGCGCTAGAAAAGGAAATACAAGGAGATCAAATTTGACATAATTTAAATATGGAACCGAGCACCCCTTTTAATTACGATCAATTTGATTCTGAAGAGGCAACTCTTCAAGAAGCTGCAAAGTTAAACGCAAAACAATTGGATGTTGTCATGCGGTGGCATAAAAAGGTTTTAAACGAACAAATAGATTTTAACGTGAATCAATCTGTCGTCAAAGTTATTACGTGGATTCTTAAAGGTCGCGTTGAAAAATCAAAAGAGCGATCTCGATTGCTTGGGCTGTGCTTTGCTTTGAATCTGAACAAGCTGATTGGCTATGAAAGTTTGAAAGATGCTCAACGCAATGGAGAAGTGTGCGCGGAGCTACTTAGCCGAAAACAAGCTGCGGCAATGAAATTGCTTGGCCTAAAGAATGGATTGAATTCTCGCGGAAGAGAAACCAATGAAAGCGAATCAATTGGAGATCATGTATCGCATTAAAGCCACCCCCCTACTAAGGAATCTATTAAAATGCGGCCAAAGTCAAAGCGAAGCCGACCGTTTGGTAATTTCGAGCGCGAACCTGTAAAAAAATGCCTAGTCCGTATTTTTTTGAACCGGTGATTTTGTTTTGGCGCGTTTTTTTACCGAGTTACGCGGTTTTGCTTTGGGATTTGCCTTCTTTTTTGCGTTGCGTAGCGGGGGAAGCTTGGGCGTGAGCACAATTTGAAGCCTGTTTACCAACAAATTCACGCGATCCGCGACCACTCGTTGCAACGCCGCCTGAGCTAATCCCGCTCCCTGGCTCACGATGTCGCTAGCCGCCCGTTTCAATTCCGCGTCAATCAAGGCCGCTGCCGTCTTTACGTCGTCCAAAATTACGTCGCGCCCCACTAATCTCCCCTCCTCCGCTTCAATCTTCAAGTCGAGCAGCCTAATCTCTCGCTTCGTTTTTTTGATGCGCACGGCAACCGCGTTTTCCCCTTCCTCATCTTCGTCGCCGATTGTGGCGTGTTGGTTCAGTTTTCGCCCTTCGCGCAAAAATTGACAATAAGCCGGAATCGTTTTTTCCGCATCCCAGAGTTTTTTACCAACGGGCGCAATCACTCCGTCTGTCGTCAATCTGCTTATTTGCCGGGGTGTAACTCCAATGAGTTTTGAAAGGTCAATGGTTGATATATGGTCCACATTAACTCCAAAACTCGTCAACGGGCTGGCTCATTACAGTTTTGCAACTGGGGAAAGTTCATCCTCGGCACGCCAAATTTGACGCCGTTGGAATGGATGGAAGCTCACGTTAAATTTCCCCACTCGGACAAATCTAGCGTCTTTGTGCGTTCGCTTGCGCCGTGGTGGAACGACGTAATCAACGACTGGTGTGACGACGCCGTCACTCAGGTCACCTGCTTTGCTTCGCCAGGTGCGGGCAAAACATCCCTTATCGAGGCGTTACTCTGTTACGTTGTTTCGGTAAAACCCGGACCAACCGGTTTCTTCGGAAACACCGAAGACACCGTGCTGGCGTGGGTGAATTCTCGTTTGTCTCCGGTCCTAAAAGCCTGCGACCCGGTCAACGTCCTTCTTCCAAACGACACTTCGCTGATCACCAAGCGCGGAATCATTTTTCCGCACATGCCTTTATTCTTGGGCGCGGCCAACACTTCGAGTCTTCAAGAAAAATCGCTTCAATGGGGCATTGCTGACGAGGTCTGGCTTTGGAATCGCGACATGATCCGTCAGTTCAAACAGCGGCACCACGATCGTCCCATTCGCAAATCACTTTTTCTTTCTCAAGGGCCCGCCGCTGATCACGACCTGGTTGAAGAGTTCGATTCTGGGAAAATCTTCCGTTGGGGCTACACCTGTGAAGCGTGCAACAACTGGCAGCGGTTTGAGTGGAACTCGATTCGGTGGGAGGAGACCAAAACAAAAGCCGGAAAATGGGATTGGTCCGCCCTCACCGAGACCGTGCGTCACATTTGCTTGGGGTGCGGTCACGAAACGCCAGACACTCCGGCGGCTCGGCGCGCAATGGCTTTGCGAGCGTCTTACAAATCTGACGGCAATACTCACATTCCCGGTTGGAGGTCGCGCCAAATTCCGAGCATGGGCATTTACTGGGTCGCTTGGGTCGATCTAGTCCGCCAATTCATCCTTGCGGAACGCGAGCGTAAAAAAGGCAATCCCGAAGCGCGGTCAACATTCACTATGCAGCGCCTGGCTGAGCCCTCGCGCATCGAAGCCGAAGTTGTCGAGGTCGATTTGAAAGCCAGCGACTATTCCATGGAGGACTTTGCCGATGGTCGCAAAGTGGAGGCTGAAACGCACCGCATCATCAGTTGCGACCGTGCTCAAGACGGGTTTTGGGTTGTGGCGCGCGCTATCCGCACGGATGGTTCGAGCAAATTGCTTTGGACCGGGCGTCTATTCCATCGGGATGAATTACGCGCTCTCCAACTGCGTTTGAAAGCGCCCGATCCTTTGGTGTTATTGGACGCGGGCGGTTGGCTTGGTGTTGCGTCGTACGACGACTGCTCAAAATTCAACTGGACCGCCATGCGTGGTTCAAAAGAAGAGAGCTTTCTTCATGTGGGAAAAGGCGTCTCGTTTCGGCGGTTTATTTCCCCGGTGAAATACCACAAAAACGCAACGCAGATTAACGCTCCGGCGGCTCGTTATTACAACTGGAGCAACCGCAAAATCAAAGACCAATTGGTTCGTTTACGCGCCGAAGGCCCGCCCGCGTTTGAGTTTCCAAAGGACGTGCCGGAGCTGTGGCGGAAACACATGCAAGGCGAGGCGCTGCGCGAGGTAGTGAACCAAAAAACCAAACAAATCGAACTTCGTTACGTCGAAGTCGGCGCCAATCATCTTTGGGATGCCGAAGCGCAATTGGTCGCCATGTGTTACGTGCTCGGCATTTATTCCGACAGGGTAAGCTCGGGCGGGTTCACGCCTGCGGTTGACGATACGCCTTAAGGCATGGCGGACGATGTCGACTATCTCTCTTTACTCCCCGTTTTTATCGCGCGCGACATGGCGGAGCTGCGCGCGCTGAGAGACGCACAATTTGAAATTGTCGCCGCTGGGGATGGCTCGCTGGTGTCGTCGAGCGTTAACGGCACCACATTCAATTTCCGCACGGACTCAATGTTGACGCCTGCTCAACTTATGACGCTGTGCCAAATGGCCATCGATCACAAAATCCGTGGCCTCACAACGCCGGTGCGCCGCGCGGTTGCTTTCTTCAGATAACATGTTCGGAAAACTTCTATCGGCATTCCGAAAACCCAAGGTTGAAGCAAACTCGGGCGGCACATACCCAAACAATCCGCGCCTCATTCAAGCGGGTTGGTACGGCGTGCGGCCCTTTTGGCAGCAACACAACCAGCGCATTGATGTCGAGGTTACGCCAAGCGAATGGCGCAACATTGTTTCCAGCTCAAACCGCCTTTACTGGAATTATGGCCCAATTCACGGGGCCACCGAAGAGTTTTCAACCTTTGTCGGCGGACCATGGAAGGCGCGGTTCTGCGGTATTGATCGAAGCTGGGGCGCGCTGGCTGAGGAATGGATTAACGAAACGTGGATGCCGATTGCGTACGTTTCCGGCGGTTCGTTTTCTGAAGGAATCGAGCTGGATTGCACCCAACTGACACGCGATGGAGATGCAACCACGCTTTACACGGAAGCCAAATCCGGTTTTCCCCAATTACAGCAAATTGCGTGGCATCAACTCGGTTTGCGCAACGACGACACCAAGGTTGAAACCGGCCCGTTCAAGGGACGTCGGTGTTACAATGGAATAATTCTCAACGACCAAAACCGCGCCATTGGCTACGCGGTGCGCGGCATCACCGCCGCGGATGATCGCATCTACCCAGCAAACTCGGTAGACTTTCTTCGGGTCACAAAGGTAGCCGATCAGGTGCGCGGGTTTCCGTCTTGGACGGCTGCTTTGTTGGATCTGCGCGACCTGTCTCAAGTTCAAGGCTACATCAAGACCGCTGGAGCCATTGCCGCGTCAATCGGGTTGATGGAATACAACGACACCGGGTTTCAAAATCCCATGGATCCGGCGTCCGCCCTTGGTTTGCCTGGCGTTGGCGGTGCGGACGACCTCAGCGGCACAGGCGTTGTAGAACGCGCAAAGCTTCAGTATGAAGAAATGGTCGGCGGCATGATTCGGTATTTCAAAGCCGACTCAGGCCAAAAGCTGGAGCAGCTCACACCAACCACGCCAAGCCAAGCGCAAGAACGCCTTGTCGAATGGCTAATCCGCAACGCGCTGCTGTCGGCTCAAATGCCGCCCGAATTTTTTTACCGATTTGATGCCTCGGGCGCAAATGTCCGAGTGGTTATCGACAAAGTGAACCGCGCCATTGAACGTCGTCAACGCTTGCTGACCACCGTCGCCCGTCGGCGTGTGGGATACGCGATCTCAAAAGCGATCAAACTGGGAATCCTGCCGCCGTACTCCGGCGAAATCGGCGGGTTCCTGAAATGGCGTTTCACTCATGCCGCCAAGTTGACAGCGGATGACGGCTGGTCGGCTCAAAACGCCCGCGAAGCTTACAAAATGGGTTCGGCCAACATGGCAGACATTCAGGATTGGCGAGGAAAGACCATTGAGGAGCATTACCGCGATCGTGCTTACGAAGCGCAGCTTAAACGGCAAATTGCGACTGAGTACGGCATTCCCATCGCAGATTTTGGAATCATCACGCCAAACGGCAACCCGCCGGATCAAGGCGACCCAAATCAAAATGCTGACGGAAGTGAAATGGAACAGACAGGAAATTATGCGACTCCAACGATTGATTGAACAGGTCAACTTTAAGCCGTGGCATATCACGCCCGCCGGTCACGCTTCGGTTCGAATGCTGCTAGAGTCTAAACTCGGCACCGCGTACGGAGTTAAAGCGGAAGACAGCGGAATGGATTTAGATGAGTTTGTGAATCCGCGTCGCCCGATGTTCATTGACGGCGCTGGCATTGCGCACATTCACGTTTGCGGCGTCCTAGGAAAGGGGCTTTCTTCAATTGTCAAATCGTGCGGAAACACGTCCTACGACGACCTTGAAAAAGAACTCAACGACGTCATTGAAAACGGGTGTGCCGGTGTGTGGTTTGAATTCGATTCACCGGGCGGATCTGTCACGGGTTGCGGTGAAATTGCCGACCTAATTTTTAATCTCCCAGTGCCTTCTGTGGCTTGGACTGATGACGAAATGCACTCGGCGGCGTACATGCTGGGAGTGAACTGCGACAAAATAATGGCCAGTTCGTCCGCGTCGGTCGGATCAATCGGAACTTTGGTTCCATGGGTGGACACTTCGCGCGCCTGGTCTGCGGCCGGCATGGAGTTTCAACCCATTACCAACACGGAAGGCGACCTGAAAGCCGCCGGCCACGGGCCTTCCTTGACGCCAGCTCAACGCGACTCAATGCAGGCGTACGTTCAAACGGCGTTCAACACGTTCCGTTCCGTCGTGCTTCGCAACCGAGCGGTCGCGCCGGAAACAATGCGCGGGCAATGCTTTTTTGCGATGCCCGACGGTTTGCAAGCCAACCTCATCGATGAGGTCACAACGGAAAACCAAGCTTACGCTCAGTTGCTGCAAATGGTGAACAGTTGACGGCTTTCTTAAAGGTATGAAATTTGCCTCTCTCGCGCAAGCAACTCAGGCCGCAATTGCCGCAACCGCACAAGTTGACGAGTTGACCGCCAAAGTTTCGGAAATGTCCGAGCAGTTAACCGCGCTCAACACGTCCAGTGTTGCAATTAACGAAAAGATCGTGGCGGTAACCGCTGAAAATGCGCAGCTCACCGAACAGGTCGCTGCATTACTTACTGAAAACGCCAGTTTGAAAAACGCCGAGGCAAACGCAAACGCGCAAATGGTTGCCACCTTGGCCAGCGTCGGCGTGGAGCCCGCGTCACAGGCACCTTTGAAACAAGAGGCTGATTCCGTCTCAAAAGAAGGTCTTTGGGCAACATTCCACAAGCTGCCTCTTGAACAGCAATCGGCATTTTATTCAAAACACCGCGCCATCCTCCGCGCGTAATCATTTCAAAACCCTTCAAAAAAATAGACTATGGCCAACACACTTGCAGGCGTAAACCTCGCAGAAATCGCTCAAGAAAGCCTGCCTTACTGGCAGAACCTTCTTGCTCCAATGTCCGCGTTCACGACCGACTTCTCTCCTGAAGTCAGTCAAAACGCGGAATCCATTACGTCGCGTTATGTCATTCCCGACACCGACGCCGACGATTCCACGTCGCCCAGCTCTGCCATGTATGCGGCAACTGCTGGCACCACGGTTGCCGTCACTGTGCCCTTCAACCGCTTTCCTCGATACGTCAAAGCGTTTTCGGACGTTGAGCGTTCGCGTTCGGCTGTTGATCTGCCCGCGCTCTTTACCAATCCGGGTTTTGAAGTCCTGGGTAAAAAGATTTATGGCCGAATTCACGCGTTGCTTACGGCTGCAAATTTTTCGACGTCGTATGTTTCGACCAGCGGCAATTTTGACCGCTCGGACGTTATTGATTTGCGCGCTACCTTGAACAAGGAACCTTTGCGCGCTCCGATCAGCAACCGCGCCATGTTGGCGAATTCCGATTATTACGCTAGTTTGCTAAAGTCGCTTAACAGCGCGGAATTCCCCGGCATCACGGCCGAAAAAGCCGAAGGCCGCGTTCCTCGCGTTGCTGGGTTTGACATCTATGAAGTCAACTATTTCCCAGACAACACGGAAAACCTTGGTGCTGTTGCCCTGCACAATTCCGCGATTGTTGTTGGTAGCCGCCGCATCGATGCCACCGGAGCCGCTCAAGCTGGCGTCGAGGTCTACGACATGCTGATCCCTGGGCTGAACATGACGGTTCAGTATCGCCGCTGGTACGTACCAACCGAAGGTAACTTCTATCTCTCCATGGCTGCGCTGTGGGGCGCTGCAAAGGGTTCGCCTTTTGCCGTTCGCGTCACGAGCGCCTAGTCTTAGGCAGTAATTCAAGGGCCCTTGCGCACAAACAAGGGCCCTTTTCCTTTTATGAAAGTTCACATTGTAGCAATTAACGAGGGCGCTGGTTTTCAAGTTGCCCTTTCCACCGATTCCGCCGAAGAGGCCACGCGTTTCTTCCGAAATCCGGATCGAATCGGCAAATGGGCGTTATTCACGCAACTTGAGCCGGACATGGTCAAAACCGTACGCGCTGCCGATTTAAAAGGCGTTGCCGCTCCTATGGCATTACCGCCAGAACTGATCGAGCCCGCGCCGACGCAAAAGAAGAAATGAGCCGCGTTTTGGATGCTTCACGACGGGCTTTTGCGCGCGCGCTTGCGATCGTTGACAGCGTGACGTTCGAACACGCTGGCAACGTTTACCAAGGCAAAGAAAACCACCTGATTGAAAAGCGAACCATTCGTGTTGGCGGTTTTAACATGCAACTTTCCGGCATGTTACTTGTGCCGAGCGGCGTCATGTCCCCTCGCCCAAAAAATGGCGATTTGATCACCATTGCGGGCCGCGCGTGTCGTGTGGCCGAAGTTGAAGAAGACGCCTTGCAACTCATCATTGGGATTGCATCCCCATCGCCATGATCGACCTTCAATTTTGCGAGGCCGTTGTTAGTTATCTGGCAACGTCGTTTCCTCAACGCTCGGTTTACGCCGCCAACAGCGCACGCGAGCTAAACGCGCCCGCAATTGTTGTTGATATTCGAGCCGAAGTCGTTGTGGGTTCAATGCTGGAACAAGGCACATTGACCGTCATTGTCATTTCGCAGGCCGACGACACAACGCCAGGACAACACCAAGCCGATTGCAACGCCATTGATGCCGCCATTCGCAGCATGAAACCGTATTTTGCAACGGGACCCATCGCGCTGTATGGCGTCATCGCCCAAAACACGGATAACCAACGCGAGAACACGAGTTGGGAAAAACACCTTGTCTACTTGACCGGCTACGGCCCTCGCAGTTGACGCGTCTCTGTAAGGTATGGCTACATTCGGAGCAACAAAACTTTTTGGGGTAACTGCGCCCAGCGGATTCGTTCAGGAAACTTCAAAAGAAGAATCCGCCGAAGTCATTACGCTGCGAGATGAAACGGGCAAGACCGTTGATGCACGACTAAAAAAAGTGAAAACTACCAAGGTTACAATCAAAACCAAAGGTGAAGTGGTTTTGACTGACGTCGCTTTGGGAGTGTTTTCCGGCCTTACGGTTACGGAAAGCAAAACGGACGAATCCCAAGAATATCCAACTTCTGAAGTTACTTACACCGGCTACGTCGCCATCTAATTATGCCATCTTTTGGAATTACTCTAGTAACTGGGACTTTGATTGAAGCGGTTAGCGTTTCAATGAAGTCGGATGTGGTGGTGTTGACCGATTTCACCGGGGCTTTTTCTGAAGCGCGTGCGCACGACAAGAAAATGACTTGGAGCGTGAAAGGCAAAGGCGACCCAATCATTTCTTCGCTGGGCTCGACCGCCGCAGGCCCCAGCAATTTAAGCGGTTTGATTTTGGTAACGTCTATTAAGCAAAACTCTTCAAACACCGGCTATAGCGGTTTTGAAGTAAGCGGCGAAGCATATCCGACCGCTAGCGTTGGTAGTGGTGGCGGTGGCGATGGTGGAATTTAATTTCCCAAAATTCAATTTATATGTTGAACAAGAGTATATTTACGATTGCTGACGATTTGCCACCGTTGCAAAGCCAAAACAGCGACATGGCGTTTGCATTTTTATATGACGGCGAAGGTAAGCTTGCCGATGGGTGCAACTACATTGATTCCGTCGAACAAACGCCGGATGGGCCCAAACGGCAAGTGCGGTGGAACTTCAACGCCGAGCACGAAGCAATTTTTGGCTCCGACGTAATTGATCCGGAACAGTTGCGCGAAATTTTTAACGGCGAAACATTGACGTTTGAAACCTTTGCAACCCGAGTT